CGAGGCGACCCCGAAAGACCCTATGATCTTTCGGGTTGCCGCCCGCCTTGTCATCGGATATGTCGAAAACAGCCGCTCCGAGAACGGCGTATCGACCTCCGTAATGAGCGAGGAAGCCCTCAAACAGAGCCTTTCGATTTGGTGCGGCTATTATGGTCTCAATGCGGATGAGGTTCTTTCCGACTATATGCGCGTGATCGAGGACGGCACGCATCTATGGTGATATGAGATACAACGGCACATTGCGCTACGAGATACTCACCGAGGGCGGTATCGACGAATGGGGCGAGCCTATCAAGGCACAATCCGCATGGAGCGAGGCTATCCCCTGCTCCATCAAGACCAACAGCGATAACCGCAAAGGGCGTTACGAAGACGGCGAATTTCGGCAGGCTTCGTTTACGATCCTTGTTGAGTGCATCCCTTTCCCCTACAATCGGGTGAAACTCGAAAGGATGGGCGAAAATCTCGGCGAATACCGCGTGATGAACGCCGAACCTCTCACCACCGTAGGCAGAACTCAAATCGTGGTGTGATATGGCGAAAGTCGCTACCTCGCACGGCAAATACAAGGGCGTCATCGTCAGCAAAACGGACATGCGCAAGCTGAAAGCCGGATTGCAGGCCAAGATGAAAGACATCGTCGCCTTGCTCGTGAAGCAACTCTCTTTCATCGGGGAGGAGTGCATACGAATCGCCCGCGAGAGTGGCAGCTACAACGATATTACCGGCAATTTGAGGTCATCAATAGGCTATGTGGTGCTTGTGGACGGGAAGCCCGTCGTGACGGGAGCCTCGAAGCAATACAGCGGCAAGGATGGCAACGGCGAAGCCGGCCCGCCCGCCGCCGAAGCATTGCTCCAAAGTCTGCAAGCGAAATTTCCGTGGGGCGTGGTTCTGATCGTCTGCGCAGGCATGAAATACGCCGCGTATGTCGAAGCAGTCCACCACAAGGACGTTCTCACCTCCGCCGAGTTGAAAGCCGAATCGCTTGCCAAGAAATTACTCAACGGTCTAATCGAATAGCGAGATGATAAAAACGGAGATGCAGATTGAGCGGGATTTCTATTCTTTCGTCAAGAATAGCGACCTCGGAAAGGCCATCAAAGGAAAGGTTTACCGACCCGAAATGCGCCCTGCCAATGCCACGACGGAGGATTTGATCGTCAAGTTCCTCGCAGGACTTGATGAACAGGTACAAACGGGCGTGGTGATCTTCAATCTCTATGTCCCCGATATACCTCATGCCGACGGCCGGATGGTTCCCGACAAGAACCGCATCGGCAAGTTGGAGGAGCTGCTTCTCGCATTCGTAGAAACCGCAGGTGGTACGGAATACTGGCTCGAAACCGATACGACACCGACGACGATGCGCAACGAGGAAATAGAGCAGCATTTCATATACGCAAGAATCAAGTTTAACCGCATAACAGAATAGGATTATGGCAAAGAAAATCATCATGTCGTGGTCGAAGTGCAAAATCGAAGTCGGCAAGACCGGCGACGACGAGGCGATGGCCGCCACTCTGACCGATGTAGGGACGATCAACGACAAATCGACGACGCTTGCCACCGAGGACGGCGAAACGCTGACCGCAACGGCAACGGGCGGGATCGTGGTTGCCGAAGAGGAGGGCGAGCCGGTCGTTACCCTGACGACCCGCGTCAAGGAGATGGACTTCGACAAGGAAAAGATGTTCAACGGGGCAGAGGTCTCGGAGGACGGCGACGAGCTGACCGTCAAGACCAACGTCGTATCGGACGACTTTTCCGTGAAGCTCACGCCCAAGAATATCGGTGCTATCGGCATCAAGATTCGTCGGTCGCATGTTTCGTTCCGACCGGGCAGCTCCGAGGAGGAAGGATCGTATGTCGATCTCACGTTCAAGGTGCTCGCCTGCTCCGACGGGGAGCTTTACAAGAAGTTCCGCGTCAAGGCCGCAGACTGGGCCGCGCAAGCAGGGGCATAACATCGCAAGATGCTGACAAGCGGAAAGACGCCCTTTGCGGTTGGAGGAGAAACCGCAATCCGGAGGGTTGGCAGAGTGGCTGAATGCACCTCACCGCTAACGAGGCAAGCCGTCAGGCTTCGGAGGTTCGAATCCTCCACCCTCCGCAATTTTATTCAGAATATGGAACAGACTACTATCGAAAGCCGCGTCGCATCGGCCATACTCGAAAGAAATGTAGGGAATATCGAGATTGAGGGTGTCACCTACGAAATAGCGCCGCCGTCTATCGCAACGCTCATCGTCGTTTCGGAGTTCATCGCCTCCCTCCCGATTGTGGAGAAAGTGGAGAAAACCGAGATCGTAAATTCCGTACTGCATCATGCGCGGTTTTTCCGGCCTCTCGGCGACATCGCGGCGACGCTTATCCTCGGAGCGAAGAGCCTCACCGAGGAGCGCGTCGTCGTGCAGGAGAAACGCTATTTGTTCGGTCTCATCAAGCGCAAGAGCAAGAAGAAAATCAAGATCGACAAACGGGCGGAACTCGCCAAAGCCATTTTAGAGAACGTCCGTCCGACGGTTCTGTTCAACGTCGTCGTACAACGGCTTCAAGACATGGAGATCAGCAGTTTTTTCGCCATTACCACTTCCCTGTCAGAGGCGAATATCCTCAAACCGACAAAGGAAGTGGTAAAAGGCTGAACGACAGCATTTGGGCTACCGTTCTCGGAATCGCAAGAACGCTCGGAGTAACAGAGAAATACGCTTTATACGACATCAGTTATGTAAACGCGATCATGTATAGCCGTGCAATGCCGATGCCCGGCGACAAAGGCGAGAACGGCAACGCGCCGCTTTACGATGGCAGTAAAGACGCGAATAACCCTGAAAATTTCACGGATTTCACAGATGACGAGGAGATTGTAAGAATATGAAAAACGACGACGGCGCATTAAGTTTCGGCACGGCGATAGATATGTCCGGCTTCGATGCCGGCATCGAGCAGATCGAGGGGAAAGTCGCTGGATTGACCTCCAATGTTGAAGTTGAGACTTCCAAAATCTCTCAACTGCTCGCCAACGTCCCGACCTTGAATATCGAAGTCGTCACAAATGCGTCGCAATCCCTTTCCACCATCGACACCGCATACGCCGAACTCGACCGAGTGATTGACACCAACCGCTCGTCCGTATTGGCGTTGGAGGAGCAATATCGGCAGCTCGGCTCCGAAATCTCGAATCTCGGACGGCAGGCCGCAACTCCCGCTATTCAGGCCGAATACGATGCCCTCAAACAGCAGCAGACGGCGATCAAGGAGAATATAGCGTTACGCAAGAAAATCGTTACCGAGGCCGAGAAAGTCGGCGACGAACTCTATCAGACCGAACAGCGGTTGAAGAAAGAGGCCGCGGCCGCCGAAAAGAGTGCCAACAGCCAAGTATCGCTCCGCACCCGATTGAGGCAATTACGGGAAGAACTCGTAATGATGGAGGCATCGGGACAGCGCGGCACGGCACAGTATCGCGCCTTGCAGGAAGAGGCGGGAAAACTCACCGACGCATGGGCCGACGCCACGGCGCAGGCAACGATCCTCGCCCATGACCAGCGCGGTATGCAGGGTCTTATTTCGGGACTTTCAGGTGTCGCAGGGGCTTTCTCCGTAGCACAGGGCACGATGTCGCTTTTCGCGGGCGAGAATGAGGATTTGCAAAAGATCATGGTCAAGGTGCAATCCCTCATGGCTATTACCATCGGATTGCAGCAGATACAGCAAACCCTCAATAAAGATTCGGCATTCACCCTCGTTACCTTGAATGGTCTCAAAGAGTGGTGGAACAAGCTCACGGGACAGAGTGCCGTCGAGCAGGCCGCCGAAACCGCCGCGACCGAGATCAATACCGCAGCACAGGTAGCCAATGCAACGGCGACGGCCGCCGATACTGCGGCGCAGACGGCCAATAATACAGCTACCGCAGGAGGGACGGCCGCACAAGTGGCGAATACCGCATCGACAACGGCACAGACTGCCGCGACGACCGCCGGAACCGTCGCTACAAAAGCCATGTCCGTAGCAATGAAAGGTCTGCGGGCCGCGCTCATTTCTACCGGCATCGGAGCATTGGTCGTTCTTTTGGGGTCGCTCGTGAATTGGCTGATGAAAGCGTTTGAGGCGTCATCGAAAGCCGATAAGAAATTCGAGGAGCAGCAAGAAATCCTCAAAGCAGGCAACGAAGCCTACATCAAGGCTTCTATGGAGATCGAGAACTACAAAAACAAACTCGAAAGCTTCAAGGGGACAAAAGCGCAGGAGAAAGAAGTTGTCAAAGAGCTGAACTCCAAATACGGGGAGGCAATGGGTTACTATAAAACCCTTGCCGAATGGAAAACCGTCTTAAAGCAAAAGGGCGAGAAGTATTGCGAAATGCTCATGCTCGAAGCACAGGCGCAAGCTCTTTTGACAAAAACGACCGAAGCATATATCAAGCTCCAAGAGGTCAGAGCAAAGGCCGAAAACGGCGATTTCAACAAGTGGTGGCGTGGAAAGCGCGGAGATAATCGTGCAGCGCAAAAGGCCATAAATGAAGCGCAGGAAGAATACGAAAACTGGAAAAAACAATGGGGAGAGATACAGGAAAAAGCATCTCAGTTCAAAAAAGATAACGACCTCGATTTCCATATCGACCCGTCCAAAGACAAGTTCGACCCGAAAAAGGCGGCTCTCACGCAAAAGAAATCCATCGAGGAATGGAAGAAAGCGGTCAAGCAGTATATCAAGGATGCGCATAGCGAGATAGCCGACTATACGATTGAGGCGATGGCAGAGGGACAGTCCAAAGAACTCAATCAGATAGAACTCGATACCGTCCGCAAGCGTAATGCGTGGCGTCAGCAGTTGCGCCAACTCGCCAAGGTTAGGCAGGATGCCGAGAAGCAATATTACATGTCGCAGAAAGGCGCGACGGAGGTCAAATGGGCCAATTCCAAGCGCGGCAAGATGACTATCGACGATTACGTCAAGGAGTTACTCCAAGACCCTAAAATCGCCGAGGAGTTCAATCGCGTATTAACGGCCATCACAGAGCAGGGAGAGCGGGAAAAGGCCGAAATCCGCAGGAAATACACCGACGCGCTGATTGACGAATACGGCACGGTCGAGCAGAGGATCGAGAAACTCAATCGGGAGTGGGCGAAGAAACTATCCACTATGCCGACCGAATACCTGCACAACGCGATTAAGCAGATGAACGCCGAGTTTGCCGCATTGGAATCTGCGGATTTCAAAAAGTCGATCAACTGGGAGAGCGTATTCGGCGACCTCGGAAAACAGTCGTTATCGACCTTGCAATACAACCTCGACAAGATCAAGGCTTATTTCGCCTCGAACAAGGATTCGATGGGCGCAACCGAGATCAAGGACTATCAAGAAGCGATTACCAAGATGGAGGAGGAAATCGCCTCTCGAAACCCCTTTGTCGCCCTGCACAAGTCGATCAAGGACATAGGCAACGCCAAAACGGAGTTCGTCGCCGCATTGCAGGCATGGCACGACGCGCAGGATGGGATCACGACCGCGCAGCGGGAATACAACGAAGCTCTCGCCGTCGAGCAGGCCCTCCGCGAGCAGATTGATTTGGGTACTCTCACGGAGGACAGCGATAAGTACCGCGAAGCCGAAGAAAACCTGAAATTGGCGAAATTCCGCGTTGCCGAAGCGACGGAGCGCAACTCGCAGGCTGAACAGCGGGCATTATCCGCACGTAATAATATCACCGTTTCCTACAAGAATTTCGCAACGCAACTGCGGGCTGTCGGAGGCGTGATTTCCGGGATCGGCGGCCAAGCGCAGAACCTCGCGGCGATATTCTCCGATGATGTCGCAAATGGTATCGGCAAGGCCCTCGATACTATTGACGCGGTATTGGATGCCGCATCGACTGTCATGGATGCCATCGGAGATGTCGGCAAAGGCGTCGCCGAGGGCGTAGAAGCTACCGTTGATGCAACGGCACAGGGTGCAACGGCCGCAGCAGCAGCCGGAGCCGCCTCTATATCAACCATCGAGAAAGCATCGGTTATCCTCGCCGTTATTTCGGCGGCTTTGCAGGTCGCTACGGCCATCGCCAACCTCTTCAACGATGACGATTCCAAGCAGAAAGAAATCGAGAACCTGCAACGCCGCATCGACCAACTGCAATGGGAACTCGACAATGCCGATACCGTCCGCTTGCAGAATAATGTCGGGGATGCCGTGCAGAAATTGAGGGACATCTACGCCGAAACCACGCAGGAGGTATTGCGTCTGCATCTCACATCACAGCAGTACGGCAACTCATGGACACGGATGATCGCCCGGATGCGCTACGATAGCGAGGTATATGAGAAATCCATCGAGAAGATTGCCGATGCGTATGCAAAGGTAGCCTATACCGCCGATAAAGCCCTCGGAGGGAAGAGATACGACGAAAGCCGCAAGCAGCTCGAAAACCTTGCAGAGCAGCAGATACTCATTCAGAAACAGATCAATGAGGAGCAAAGCAAGAAAAAGACCGATCACGGCAAGATCGAGGAGTGGCAGCGACAGATTCAGGAGATCGCCCAAGAGATGGCATCCATCATCAACGAGATGCTGGAAGACATCATCGGCTATACCGCCGCCGACCTTGCCTCGGAACTCGGAGATGCTTTCTTCGAAGCGGCCAAGCAGGGAGAGGATGCGATGGAGGCATGGCGCAAAAAGGTCAATGATATTGTCGCCGATGTCCTGCAAAGGATGCTCGTACAGAAATATTTGGAAGAACGCATCGGAGGCATTTTCGACAGATACAAAAAAGAATGGTTCGGAAATGACGGCACATTCAAAGGCATCGACGCCGTGATCGGTTCGATGAATGGATTTGCCGGAGAACTCAATCAGGTCGGAGAAGAGTTTAACGCGATCTATCAAGGTCTGTCCGATAGTCTCAAAAATTATTTTACGGGAGATGCCGAGCGCGAGGGAACGAGTAAGGGTATCACATCAGAGTCGCAAGATAGTGCTTTCGAGAGAAATGCCCGCCTGACGACCATTCAGGGGCATACCTATACCCTCGTACAGGGCATGAACGATCTGAACCGCACGGGCAATGCCGTACTCGACAAACTGACCGGAATCGAGAAGAATACCTCCGAGACCAACGACAAGCTCGACAAGGTCGATAAAAGTATCAAAGATGTTAAAAACATGGTCGATGAGATCGACCGGAAAGGATTAAAACTCCGAAGCTAATGCAAGCACTTATCAAGAAAATACAGGGTGAATGGAAAGCGGCCAAAGATGCCGCGCAAGCTCAATGCACCAATAACGGGCGATATGAAATGGCGGAGAAACTCGGAGCCTGCGATATGTTCAAGGGCAATGAGACATTGGAGGAGCTGATCGGGATGATGTTCTCCCCGCGAGGGGTCGAATTTATGACAACCTACAATTTCCCCAACCTCGCCACTTTTCGTCGTTTCAAGAAATATCATCCGGAGCGTTTCGGCGTGTATATCGACTGCGGCAAAATTTCGCTTTCAGAGGCCCGAAAAATCTTTTTGATAGGAGACACCACCGCAGAACTGAAATACAGCCAAACGGCCGGAAATCGGCTATTTCTAATGTGCGGGGCGAATGCCTCCGTCATCGCATCGGGGTATGCGGTCGTCAAGGTCGAAAAAGATAAGGATTCCGAGGTGAATTACATCGTTCAGGACAACGCGAAAATCTTATGGTAGGCAAGCTGTTCATAGACGGGCTGGATGCGTTCAGCGAATACGGCATATTTGTCGAGCAGTACGGGTACAAGGCACTCGTACAGATGCCGTCATTCAAGAAATTGAGCAGCACCGAATGGCCCGAATATGACGGCGAAGAGGTCGATCTATCCGCCCCCCTCCTTGATAGCAAAACATTTTCGATTCCGTTTTGCATTACCGATATTTTGAGCGCGAGCGATTTATTCGAGGTACTTTCCGATGGATCGTATCATATCTTCGACTTCGCCGAACTCGGCAAGTCCTACAAACTGCGGCTTCTGACCAATCCCGCATTGTCCGCCAAAATCCAGCTCGGAAAAATCACGCTGAATTTCGCCGATGACTTCCCGCCCGTCTATCCGACCGACGAGACGGACATCGAGAGCCTGAACGAGTACAATACGCTGCTGAATCAGGCTCCCTATGCAACAGCACCGGCGGGCTTCAAGCAGAACGGGTACGAGATGGATGATGTCGATTTTTCCCACTTCGGGGTCTATGTCCTCGACGGCACGGATCGGAATATTCAGAAAGCCCCGAATGTCCGCGAGAATCTGAAAGTCGATGTAACCAATCGGCCCGGAGTAAGCTATGACGGAGAATCGGTTTTCTACAAGGCGAAAGACGTTGCGATAAAGCTCTTTATCTATGCCGATAACATCGCTCAATTTTGGGAACGCTGGTATGCGCTTTTCACCGCCCTGCTGAAACCCGAACTGCGCAAATTATACAACGACAACTCTTTGGAGGAGTATAATTGCTACTACAAGAGCAATGCGGTAACGCGGTTCGATATTCGCCGCAACGGGCGGGTGTGGTGCGAGTTCACCGTAACCCTGACCTTTCCCGATTCGCGGCCCGACGGTAATTACTGCGTATTGGCGACCGAGGATAAGGAGGTAGTGATAACCGAGCCGGAAGAGGGCCTCATTGTATTTAGAATTTAACTCTACAAGGATATGATAAAGAAGAAAATATCGGAACTCCCCGAATGCACCTCATTCAAAGGGCTGTGGACTATCGGTGTCGATATATTCAACAAGAGCGTCAAGGTGTCGCTCGAATATATCCAGTCGGTCGTCGAGGGGATGAAAGCGGCGACAAAAGATGCCACCGATGTCACCGATGCAGCATCGAAGAGTGCCCAATCGGCCATCAATGCCGCACAAAAAGCACAAGAAGCTACGACCGCCGCCAATACCGCAACCACGAACGCCAGCAATGCCACCGCCGCCGCGATTGAGGCGAAAGAGGATTGCGAGGAGGTGATCGCCGCCGCTGCGGAATTGGAACCGCTGAATCTTGTGCCGACTGCAATGACGGTAGAATACCCCTCGCGCCTGCTGGTCGGCAATATGGCGGAGAATTTCATCCGCGCCACACTCACTCCGGCCAGCGTCAAGCCGAATGTATTGTTCCTCGGCGACGATAAGGCCGTATCGGTAACTCCCGACGGACGCATTACGATCCTTGCCGCCGGAACCAGCATCATCCATGTCATCCCGACCTGCAACGTAGCCCTCTACAAGACGATTCAGATCAAGGTCTCGAAGCCTACGGTCAGGTTGGTAACACTCTCGTCGATCCGCCTCACGGCAAACGGTAATTTCAGGTTCAATTAAAAACAACATCAAGCTATGGCAAGACAAGGTTACATCAGCGAATTTATGAATGGCGGGCGCATCCTCTCGCATGGCAAGATCGAGAACCTCGCAGACGGTTTCAGCCTGCCGAATGACGCGCTGTTCTCGATCTACATCAGGCCCAAATACAGCAGCTCCACCGTGGACGCCGTATTGAGCGTGAAATGCTATCAGGACGACGAATTTTCCGACGCTCCGGTAGTGCTCAACGATTGGTCGCCGATGGCGATCAAGGCCATCGCACCGAATGCGGATTTTCTCAACACTCACGACCTCTATTGGGGAGCTGGGACTTACGTCGAAAAGGTATGATCGTCTCGGTTTTCATCTCCCTATCGCGGCGGCTGCGCCAATGGGCGACATCCCGTAGGCAAAAGAAAATGCGGCTGAATACCGCATCGTCGGTGATGTTCATCGCATCGAAAGGAAAAACGGTTTTCAAATTCTTAAACGACAAATAGCTATGACAGCAGAACAAGAAGCAATCCTCGAACAGATTATCGAGGCTTTTCAGAATGGCAAGCGATTGAGCGACTTGCCCGATGTATCGGGAACCAACCCGTTCAACCTCATTTGCGAGGTATTGGAGGACGGCGAGAGCAAAAAGGCCGCGCTCGCAACGCTCCTGCCTTACATGGAGGAGGAATGCAGCTACGGCATCGAGTTCGACACCGCTGTATCCTCGCCTGCCTGCACCCGTATCGGCAATCTCTCCCTGCACAAGAGCCTGCCGATCCACAACCGGATGAAAGGCTGCCTGCTCAACGACGACGGCGAGGTCGTGGAATATCTCAATCCGGCAAATTGGACGGGACAGACGCGCGACGGCTCGCGGGGTCAGGTCATGGTCGAACTTCCCATGCACTACCGCAAATTCGAGACTGACGGCACGAAGCGGCGGGTACGCATCAGCGAGTACCCTCTCCCCGGCTATCGTCTCGTCCCAGGGAATAGATACGTTTCGGCGTATCAGGCTACCATACAGCGCAGCACGACGACCCTCTGCTCGGTCGTGAATATGGATGCCGACTACCGAGGCGGCAACAACAATACGGCGTATGACGGAACCTATCGCACGTTCCTCGGACGCCCGGCGACGGGTATCTCCCGTACCAATTTCCGCAATTACGCCCGCAAACGCAAGTCCGGTTCGACGGAATGGAACTGCATGACCTACGACATCCAAAAAGAACTGTATTGGCTCTTCGCCATCGAATATGCCACGCTCAACTCGCAGGCGGCATTCAATGCGGAAAAGGACAGCAACGGTTATGCGCAGGGCGGCCTCGGAGCAGGTGTAACAAACATGTCCGATTGGAGCGGATTCAACGGCTATTATCCGTTCGTGCCGTGCGGCCATACCGACGAACTCGGAAACGGCACGGGCGAGGTAGCATACCCCGTCATCAATGAGGACGGATCGACCCGATGCACGGTCATGGTTCCGCGCTATCGGGGTGTCGAGAATCCTTTCGGTCATGTTTGGCAATGGACGGACGGCATCAACATCCGGATCAGCCCGACCGAGGAGAATGGCGGCGACGGGTTGAGCAAGGTATTCGTCTGCACCGATCCGGCCAAATTCTCGGATAGCGGTTACGACGGCTACGCCCATGTAGGCAACGAGGCCCGCGCAGAGGGATATGTCAAAGAGGTGATTTTCGGCGAGGGAGGAGAGATCATGCCCTCCGTCGTAGGAGGCGGTTCTTCGACCTATTTCTGCGACTACCACTATACCAACATCCCGACGGCCGAAGCATTGCGCGGTGTCCTGTTCGGCGGTAATGCGAATGACGGCGCGGTTGCCGGTTTTGCGTCTGCGTATTCGTATAACGCGCCCTCGAATTCGTCTGCGAGTGTCGGGTCTCGCCTTTGCTTTATCCCCGCATAACGGATAACGCCACAGAAAACACGCTCGGCCAATAATTAAACGATACGACAATGGAGAATAACCATAATCCGATGGAAGATGACGGTTCGCTGGATTTCCTGAAAATCCCCGCCGACGAAACCAACAAGCATTTTAACTGCCCCGAAACAACGCAGCAGAAGTTGATTAACCTCACCTTTTGGGTCTGCGACTACATCGAAGGAGTGAAAACGAAGTTCGGATCAGATCGGACGCTCGTCAAGATCAAGATGAATCGGGACGACCCCGACCGCGACGCACGCAAGTTCTTCACCAATTCGCGGGAAATCAAATATGTCCTCGCCAAGATTCGGGAGATGGACAAATTCCCGCGACGGGTAACGATGCGGGCATCTGGAACGCGGTACTACTTGGAGTAATGGATGTATAAAGGTTGGTTGCTCTTGCGGTGTCCTGTTCAGCGGTAATGCGAATAACAGCGCGAATGCCGGTTTTGCGTATGCGAATTCGAATAACACGCCCTCGAATACGAATGCGAATGTCAGGTCTCG